GATCTCCTATAGGATAACAATGTGCATAGAGCTACCCTGAATATTTATGAAGAATTTCGTCTTATTGATAAACCTATTTTAGATAGTATATTTTCTCCATTTTTAATTAGTAGGCAAGCCCCGTTTTTAAAAAAAGAAAAATATAAACACTTACTCGAAGAACCTCAAGAAATATATATATCTTCTGCTTGGTATAAAAATAATCATTATATGTGGGATACTGTTCAAGATCACGCAAATGAAATGTTAAATAATTTTGAAGAACACGATATGGGTATTTTAGCTTTTGATTATTTGCTAAGTATTTACCATGGTTTAAAAACAAAGAAGCAAATTGATAAAGAGAGAAAGAAAACAGATGAAATTACTTTTATGCTTGAATATGAAAATATAATGTTTGGAGAAAATGCAAATGCATTTTTTAAATATGAAATGTTTAAAAGAAATCAAACACTTAAAAAAGCTTTTTATCCATTAAAAAATATTGATGCTCTCGCCAAAAAGAAAAATCCATTTGATCTAAAAAAGCAAGACGGTGAAATTCGAGTTGTATCTGTAGATATTAGTGCCGTAGCTGGTGAAAATAATGATAATTCAGTAATTATATGTACTAGATTATTACCTTCTTCTGAAGGTTATGAACGTCAAATATGTTATATTGAAAGTTTTAATGGTGGAACGAATACAATTCAAGCATTAAGAATAAAACAAATTTTTAATGATTTTAATGGTGATTATATTGTACTTGATACTCAGAACGTTGGTATTTTTCTTTATGATGAATTAGGTAAAATTATTTATGATGAAGAAAGAAATATAGAATATCCTTCGTATATTTATTCTAAATTTAATGAAGATGATGAAGATTTAAGAAAAAGAACTATTAATAGAAATGGACTTCCGGTTATTTATAGTATAAAAGCATCTGCTCAATTAAATAGTGATATAGCATTAAAAATGCGTGATACTCTTCAAAGAAATTTAATTAAATTTTTAATTGACTCTAACGAAGCAGAAAGATATTTATCTAAAGCAATTAAAGAATATAATGAAAGTGAAGACCCTGAAATTCATAATTGGTATGAAATGCCTTATATAGAAACAGTATTAATGATAAATGAAACTGTAAATCTTGAGTATCAAATTAAAGACGGAAAAGTTAAAGTTAGCGAAGTATCTAATGCCAGAAAAGATCGCTATACAAGTTTGTCATATATGAATTTCTTCGCTTCTATTTTAGAAAAAGATTTAGTTTCTCAGGATTCAGATTACGATTTCGTTTTCTCCTACTCTTAAACTTAAATCTAAAATATAATTAATTAGTATACACAAAATTTTAATCCTCTCCAGAAAGGAGGTACTCCTATTGCAGAACGAAAATCCTCAGGTAGAAACTAATTCACCACAATCTAATTCATATAATATTGAATTAAATTCATTGGCTAATTATTCTTTTTCAATTTCAGATTCAATCTATGCAAATAATATATCAATGGAACAAATGAAAGAGTATATTAAATATCCAATGATATATAGTGCTATTCTAAGAGAGATATCAAAACAATCATATAATCTAAATGGTATTTATGCCAATGCTATTGATTACAGTGTTGCTATTCCTACTCTCTCCTATATTACTACATTAAGAAATAGAACAACTCAATTAAAAGAGAAAAAGAAGAAGTTTACTAATCTACTTAATCTTTTAAATCATGAACGTACTACAAGAGATATATTAAGGCATTTATTTATTGATGGTATGTATGTTGGAATACTAAGAGATACTACTGCTTCAAATAAAGATATAGATATGACTGTTGGAGCAGTTGAAAATATTGATAGGCTTGAAGGATTATCATTGGATGATAATTTCATGGTTCAACCTTTAGACTTGGATTATTGTAAAATAATAGGTTTTCAGAATAATGTATCTATTGCTGCATTTGATATGATGTATTTTGATCAATTTAAACATGGGGGATTACTTAATGAGATAAAAAATTATCCAAAAGAGTTTTTACAAGCATATATGCAATATAAAAAAGATGCAAGTAAAAGATGGTATATATTAGATTATCGCAAAACTGTTGCATTAAAAGCAAGAGCTGATGAAGATGAAGCATATGGTAGACCATATGGACTATCAGCTTTTTCAAAAATTAAAATGGATGATGATTATGAAAATGGTCAATATAAATTAATACAGGAATTAGCAAGTAGTATTTACTTTTTAATCTTACCAGAGGGGGAGAAAAAAGGCTCTTGTAGTTTAAATAAAACTCAACAAGACGAAGTTATTAGTGCTTTTAAAAATGCTGTAAAGATTAATAATAGTGGTAATAATGCAAAAGTATCTACTCTATCCCTTGCTCCTGGAACACAAATAGATAGATTAAGTAAAGATTCTTCTTTATTAAAAGATACTTTGAGCGATGAAAATATTAAGAAGATTTCTACTAATATAGGATTTGCTAGTTCTGCTTTAAATGCATCTTCTGAAGGAGGAGCTAGTTATTCTAGTTTACAAGTAAATATTGATTTGATTTCTTCTCAAGTATTTCAATATGTAAATGAAATTGCAAGAGAATATACAAGAGTGCTTAATGAATTATTAAATATAAAACCAAAGGATTATATAGAAATTCAATATATGCCAATTTCTTGGTTAAATAAAGATGATATGTTTAATAAAGCTAAAGAATTATATACATTAATTGGGGGTAGTAGAAGATTTTTAGTAGCTTGTGCAGGATTCAATGTAGATAGTTACTTTGAGACATGTGACGAAGAAAATGAAGATGGATATGAAGAAAAGTATAAACCTCATATTACATCTTATACTGCAAATAATGATACTAATTTAGATGATGATCCTGGTGGCGCACCACAAAAAGATATAAAAGATTTAAAACCAAGTGGACAAATTACAAGGAATCTAGGTAGTAATAAGCAAAAAAAACCTTCTACTAGTAAGTAACAATATAAAGTTTAAAAAGATAGGTAGGAGTAATTAACCTACTGATAAGACGAGTTCCTTTCGCTCGTCTTCTTTTATTTATTTACTATGAAAGGATTTTTATTAGGAAAGGATGATAAAAATAAAAACAAAGAAATTTAAAACTCATAAAATATTTTGTGAAGAAGTTATTAATTTGGTTGGAGAAGAGTATACGGTATTAAGTACGTATATTAATGCAAAAGAAAAAATATTGTTTCGGCATAATTATGATAGATGTAATAATTATGAATTTGCTATGTCACCAAGCAATTTTTTGACTGGCAGAAGATGTCCTAAATGTGCTGGTTCATTACATAAAACACACGAGGAATTTTTAGAGGATATAAAAAATATAAATTTAAATATTAAAATATTAGGGCAATATATAACAGCAAAAGATACTATTAAAGTAAAGTGTTTGAAGTGTAATGGAGAATGGGAACCTATAGCATCTAGCTTATTGCAAGGTAGTGGTTGCCCTTATTGTGCAAATCAAAAAATATTAATTGGGTTAAATGATATGTGGACTACAAATTATAATCTTGCTAAATTATTATTTAATATTGAAGATGGTTATAAATATACTCAAAAAAGTAAAAAAAGATTGGATTGGAAATGTCCTAATTGTGGTGTAATAATAAAAAATAAAACAATTAGCGATATTTGTAATAATGGTTTATCGTGTCCTAAATGCTCTGATGGTAAATCATATCCTGAAAAATTTATGTTTAGTATTTTAGAGCAATTAGGTGTTGATTTTATATCTCAATTAAATAAATCATATTTTAATTGGTGTGGTAGTTATAAATATGATTTTTATTTGCCAAATATTAATTGTATTATTGAAATACATGGTATTCAACATTATGAACAAACTAGTAGAAAATACGCCAGAAATTTACAAGATGAACAAGAAAATGATAAAATAAAAGAAAACTTAGCAAAAGAAAATGGAATTATAAATTATATAGTTTTAGACTGTAGATATTCTACTTTGGAATGGATTAAAAATGGTATATTAAATAGTAAATTAGGCGAGATATTTAATTTATTATTAATCGATTGGATTAAATGTGAAGAATATGCTATGAGTTCATTAGTTTTAAAAGTTTGTAATATATGGAATTCAGGGATAAAGAATACAAAAGATATTTCAAATATTACAAAAATATCTCAAGGTGTCGTTATTATATATTTAAAACAAGGAGATAAATTAAACTTATGTAATTATAATCCTAAAAAATCTTATAAATATAAATATTTAAATGGATATAAAAGTAATATAAGAAAACAAGTTATATGTATTGAAACAAGTAAAATTTATGATTCTATAGTTGAAGCAGGTATAGATATGAATTGTCCTAATACGCATATATCTTCGTGTTGTAAAAATAAAAGGAAAACTTGTGGAAAATTAGAAGATGGAACTCCCTTACATTGGAAGTATGTAGTTAAGGAGGTGAATGTACTTTGTGAATGAATTAATAATAAGTTCTAATAATAGATATATTGAAATTTGTGAAATGCCAGAAGGAGAAGTCGCAGGTAGAGTTAAAATTAAGATGTCTGCATTAGAGATTGTTCCGGATAATTCACAATTTAATTCCAATGGTATTTCATGGTTAGAGCAATACGTAAATGATAATTTGAGTTCCGCAATTGGTATGCCATATGTAGTTTCTTGGCTTGATGAAGAAAAACAAATACCAAGTGACCATGGAACAATGTCTTTTGATGATGAAGGAAATGTTCAGTTTGAGGGTGCTTCAGTTGGTTCAGTTCAAGATGCTTATATCGAGGATATTGAAATTGATGATGTAAAAAAGAAATTACTCATGACTGAGGGGTATCTGTACAAACAACGATATCCATTATTCGTTCAGTGGTTAAAAGATGAATTGAAAAATAATAAGGTTTATGGTTCTATTGAAATAAACGGTAAGGGAAATAATAAAGTAATTGAATATCTAGATGGTAATTTAAATCCAGATGGAACAAGAAAAACTCCAAGAGTTCCTGTAAATTTTGACTTCTCCGGATTAAGCATACTATATTT